AAAAGTTGGACTTCATATTTATTTAATTCTATTATTGCTTTGATTTTATCTCTAGAATGAGCTCCATATCCGGAGTAGGAATCAAAGGGTGATGAAATTACAAATCTTGGTTTACTCATTAGTATATAATTTTATGATTTAAAAATTTACCTTTATAATTATTGGTATTAATTATTTCGTATTTTTCTCTTGGTTTCCAAGTATCAAATAATGTATCCAGGGCATCAATAACTTTTTCTGCTTGATGTTTGGAATTAAATCCAGCTTCTTCACTTAAAGCCCATTCTCTTCCTTTTGATCCTCTTCTTTTTAATTCTTTTCTACCTAAGTTATAACATTCTTTTATTCTTTCCATAGCATCTTCCCATCTACATCTATCATCAAAAATGTAAGGTGTTGGAGGAGATCCTTGAATTGATCTACTAGTAGGATAAACTGGAAACGCCCATTCACCATGTTCTTTATAAGTTCCTCTATGGTTAGAAGGCACATCAGCACTTGGTGTAAACCATTCCCCATTTTCATCTACAAATCTCATTTGATCTTGCATACCTCCAGTAACATTAGCTATAATNGGTGTACCNGCTAACATTGCTTCTGTATTTGCTAANCCCCAACCTTCATTAGAAGTAAGTAAAATATGAGCATCTGCTATNTTATATAACCAATTTAACTGTTGTTCTGATAGTCTTTGGTCTATGAAAATTACATTATTTTTATATTCTTCTTCTAAAAGATATTCTTTTACTTTAAGTAAATCAGTTCCAGCGTCTGTTATTTTCTCTGTTTTTAAAACCATATAACATTCTTTAGCTTCTTCTTTTGGTAAAGAATCTAAAAATGCTCTAAACGCTAGCATGGCATCAGGAATTTGTTTTCTTCTAATATTTCTAGAGTTGAAAAATAAAGTAAATTTAGGTTTTTTATCCCCAAATAAAGATGATTTAAAATTATTATAATCTAAATCACCATCATCCTTAATAGGGAAGAAATTAGTGATATCTTTTCCATGGGGTATATATCTAAACATTCTATCACCTTCATGGTCTTTTAATACTAACTTATTAATATTAACAGTTTGTTTAGATATACCCATTAATAAATCACATGCTTCATAATATGGTCTATTATACATTGGAGCAGGATAATCATCCCAAATGTTTAAGTAAGAAATTGGAATACTTTTTCTAATTTCTTGTTCCATATTCCAAATATGCATGAAATATCTTGGATCAGTAAATAAAAATAGAGCATCTGGTTTTTCTAGTTTTATTATTTCCCTTATTGCCTGTGTACTTCCATACCCATCAGTAGGATATAAAATAACAGAAGAATCTTCTAAGCCTGATAATTTATTGGTGCTATCAGATAAATCTAATCTTTTATTCTTTTCAGGGTGGTTGATTGATCCAGCTATTTGAACCCAATTAAAATGTTGGGCTGTATGTACTACAATTTCTTTTGCTACTGTAGCTACTCCTGAATGTACTCTAATATCATCACATATTAGAAGTATTTTTTTTCTTTTATCCTTAGGGATATACTTAAAGTCTTTATTCATTTTCTTTTATTTCGAGATTAATTTGATTGGTGATTTGTTTACGGAAATTCTCATCTGTAAGATACAAAAACAGAGCCCGATCGGCAAGTTTTTGGAATGAAAATTTACGTTTTACACATTCAATTTTAAAATTCTCGAATAAATCACTTTTGACTTTAACACTAGTTAGTGTCATTTTTTTTGGATTACTCATAGTCTTTATTTATTAAAACATTATTTATATATACGTATGTGGGAATCTATGAAAAATGTTCACCTGCTCCACATAATTCTTTATCTTTACTATAAGGGCAGAAATTACAATTCCATTTAGATGGAGATTTTGGATAATCTGCTTCTTTTATCTTTCCACTTGAGTTAAAACATTCATTAATAAAATCATTAATAGCGTTTTTTGCTCTTGATAGTTTAATTTTACCACTTGGTGGTACAAACTGTTGTACTCTATAAGCTTGATAGGGTGACATAAGCTTTTCATCATCAGGATCTAATACTTTTCTTTTAAGAATAAAAAATTCAATTTCAATCTTATCTAAAGGTATCCCATATTGTTCTGAAAAGTATTGTTTATATAATAATAATTGGAATTGTTTATTTTCATCTTTTTTAGCATAGTCATTCCAACCATTAGTACTTGTCTTTATGTCGATTATCTTAAATGTCTCTGTTTCTTCATGGTATGTAACAACATCAAGATACCCCATATATAATACGTTATTTAACATTTTATTTGGCGCGACTACAATAGGTATTTCACAACCTACTAAATATGTGCCCTTTTTACTAAAATATCTACTACGTTTTTTCTTAAACCATTCTAAAATAGCAACTCCATCTTCAAAAAATTCTCTCATTTCTGAGGCATCTGAGAAATGTTCTGAATTATTTGATTTATATTGTTTTTGGTATTCACCTATGTATGCTTCTTGAAAATATTCTTCTATGTTAATATCTCTATCAGCAGCTGCAAAAGATTTTTCATATGCTACGTCTAAATAATGTTGCATTGCTTCATGGACAGCTGTTCCAAAAACAGTATGTATAGAAGATGTAAATCGTTTAATTTTATCTTTATACTGAAGTTTCCATCTATAGGGACATCCTCTAAATATAGACATCTGAGAATAGGATATATTCTTTTGATATGCATAATTAACAGGTGTAGGTGGGTTATTCCTTATTTCCTTTACTATTTTTGGGAGTTTTTTCGCCAAACTATTTTTTCCATTTATCGCGCCCAACTAAGAGCCCAATGATGCCATAATTGGCTATATCAATAAAAGTATCTTCCATTCCTTCACCTTCAACAAATGATCTACCATTAATTAATAGATTTTTTAAACGTGAAATTTTATCAGTTAATCTAATACATAACCCAGTTAGTGAGAATTGTTTATCATCGCTATTATTAACGATATCTCCGCCTAAAGCAATGTTATTCAATCCATAATCCATATGTTTAGCTGCAAACATTGCATACATTTCTATTTGAATTTGTTTGAATTCTTTAGATAGCTCTGGATATTCTTTTTCAAAAATAGTTATGGTTTGATTAACTTCATCATCAATGTATTCTTGGATTTTCTTTGGATTTTTTGCATTCATAATTTCTCTATCGCTCATAACTTTTTCTAATTCCTTTCTTATTTCTGATTGTGCGTCAATGCCAAAATGGCTTGGGTTTTCCTCAAAATATTTCGATATTGAACTACCCATTTAGTAATCCTTTAGTATTAAAATATTTATCTAACGCTGATAATCTATCATCAGCATCTACTAACATAATAAGTGCTTCTTCAGCATTCTTATAAAAGTCTCCGGTTGAATGGTCTCCAATACCCACTGCTTTATTACCTAATAACTCGAGTGATAATAATGCTTTTGCTTTATCTGCTTGTGCCGATAAACGTAACATATTTACTAATTTGCTCATTTTAATAATGGTTTTATTTCTTTTAGGTTTAATCCTCTATTCGATAATATACAATTGATTTGTGTGGTATCCAACAAAGTTATGTATTCTTTTGCTTCTTTGCTTGAACATTGAAAATTATCTTTAATATGGTTAACTAAATCCGTGTTTGGTTGTTTTACCTTAGATTTAATATATTTACTCCATTTATTATTTTTAGGAATAAATTCTCTATATATATTATAAATCATTCTCTTCTCCTGTGGAGGAAAGTCTTGAACATAATTTACAACTTCTATATAATCAGGATTCATAGATAAAAACCTATGTATCATATAACTATTCCAAACCTCCCAATCTTTATCTGTAAAAGATTCAACTGGGGGTTTGGTGTTATTAATTGCTTTTAACCAATCAAAGATGGATTTCATTAAAGGATATGATCTTTATATTCTTCTCTTAATTCTTTTGGAATAGATGATTCTAGTATTTTTTTACTTGTTGTATCATAAAATACTGGAATTGGTAGAAGTGCATCTTCATCTGTACCCATTACAAATTTAGATACTGTTCTTAATAATACTCCTTGGGTAAATAAAACACCCCCATCAAAATTTTCGATAGATGTTGTGTTTTTTAAATCAATTGGTGGTTGT